TGGCACTGATCCCATCCATGCCTACCCCACCAGTCTGGCTCACTTGTCTTGCTTGCCAGATGTCCACTGCAATTATCATCGCAGCTTCTCGTATTGCAGGGGTGCTCGCATAAGATTGGGTCTTGTGCTCTGGTCCTCTAGCGTTTCCGTAAGGGACTACTTTGTGAAATTTTTGATCTGCAGCTGTTACTGCAAATTGTACAAATGAATAACCATTAGGATAATTTACATTACCCCAGTTGTACATAAATAATGGAATTACGCTTGTAGTGCCTGTGCTTGGCGGAATAGTGCCAGTAATTGTGTGAGTACCATTAAATGGTGAGCCACAGGCGGTTACAGTAATTTGTTGAGTTGCTACAAATGCGTTTGGATTAGCCAGCATTAATGTTGCTACATTGTCTTGGACTGCTGTGCCAACTACTGGGGCATCGTTATGCCATAAGTATTCGCTAATTAAATCTTCTGATGTTTGACAAACTTCTTCTACTGTTGCATCGGAGTAGAGGGAACCAATTCCGAGATTCGCTCGCAATTCGGCAACTGTAACAAAACTTGCTGGCATCTCTACTCCTTTGCTAATAGCTCTGTGGGGCTAGGGCTACTAAACCCCACAGATTACTGATTTGATTTAATTAAGGTGTTGCTGCGAACTTGATGATTCCGTAAGGCATCTTGGCGATTGTTGCCATAAATCCGTAAATTGCTACCTGTACTTGTAGGTTTGATACTACGTTTACTGACATGTAAGCCTGTGGGCTGCGATATACAGTAAATGCCTCTGGTGCAATAATTACAGCTGAGTTATCATCAAATGCAGTCTGTGAGAAGTTCTTGTCTACGTATAGATCGAGTCCTAATACATTTCCACGAATTGAAGAAGGTCGTACATCTCCGCCTGCGTTCATTGGCTGAATTGCGTTGTAAATTGGTCGACCTGTGTTATCAAGTGCGCCCATCAAAGCTTGCCATTGTGCTGGGTTGCCGATGTAGTTCTGTGCAAAGTAGCCAGTGTTCTTGTAAACAGCTGCTGCTGCTTGTGCTGTATAAGCAACGATTCCATCGCTATCTGCTGATACTGCTGATGCTGATGTTCCTGCTGCTAGTAATGCTGTTAATGCTGCAGTGTCAATAGTTGTCAAATAAGCATTTTGTAATTGTTGTGTAAGTTCTGCATAGAAGTTAGGGTCTGAACGCTCTAACAACTCAACAGATAGTGTGTTCATACCTGAGTACTTAGACACTGTGCCTGTTAAATAAGCAGTTTCCATACCTGTATTTTGTACTGCGCCAGCCTCTGCCTCAACAGTTACGACTGGTGCTACACCTGTACCACCACCTGCGGTAGTTACCAAAGATGGTACGTTAATTGTCATACCTGATGCTGGCAGTGTGCCTTGTGAACATGCATCGATTGTTGGTGTGCCAAAACGTGTGTTTGTTACAAACTCAGTTAGATATTGAGTTGGGTTGAATGCTGGGTTAGTTGAAAATGAGTCATCTGCTGCAGCAATATAAAGCTTAGATTCATCGCTACCTAGTGCAGCTTTGATCTTGTGCTCTGTGTACTTCGCCATTGAGTTAATTGGTGAACGTACTGAAGTTGTAATAAGTGGTGCTGTAATTGTAGGGCGTGCAGCTTCTACTGTAGGAGTAGCAGCCTCTGCCTTTGCTTCTTGTGGCGCTGTTGCTAAATCTTCCACAGGAGCCTCGCTTTCTTTAGTTTCGATTGGTGTCTCTGCTTCGTTTTCACTAGCAGCAACTTTAGTTACTTGCGCAGCTGTAAACGCTGGGCTTTCTACCAGGCTAACCTCTCTTAGTGTTGCGCTGGTTACATATAAATACTCTTTTTTCTGTACGGACTTATTTACATCTACACCGACAGATAAACCATCAATTAATTGCTCGCCAGCAAGGATTAAAGCATCTTGACCTTGCATAGATGCGCTGATTTTAAATGATGCGTAGATTCCGTCTTTCTCTTCATTAAATTTTTGCATGCGGCCTATTGGGCGCTCTGGTGAATGTTGCATAAGCATCTTGACCTTGCCAGGATCGCCTATATCTATTGAGCCTTTAGCGAATACGACCTTACCAACGGAAGTATTGCCTACCTCTTCGAAAGGTACGATCTTGCCAGCAATAACTCTGCGCTCTGTATCGGCAGCTTCTATGTGGCTACTGAATGTAAGTTTCATTATCTTCTTCTCTTCCGTTAGGTGTTAGGCTTTCCATTTCCTTTGCATCATCTACGTCAATTAGACCTAGATTTAACATTTTCTCTATTGCTTCTAGGCGCTTAATAGTGTCAGCTCTTAAGAATGATTCTTCAATAGCAAATCTAACTGTGTGACCACGTGGAGTAATATCATCCATGCTTAAACGATCTTCGATAGCACATATAAACGGCTGTAATGAATATGCTACAAACTCTTTGCGACCATCGATAATGTTTTGGTAAGTCATGCTGTTATTCATATCTGCGCTTATGTAATATGCAGGTACATTCATGGCACGTGCTATTTGTGTAGCCAAATACTGTTGCGCTTCGTTATACATCATATCTTTAGGGCTAAAACCTGTGGTTTCGTAAGATAGAGTAGAAGTTAAATATGCTGTAGATCTATTTTGTCTGCTTTGCTTCCATTGTGCTAATAATCCTGATACTTGTTGCTCTGGTAAATCTGCGCCTGTGTTTTTAATGTAACCACTTGGCATTGGAGTTTGTGCAGATACAGCTGCGGCTTTTTCAATATCTAATGCGCTTTGTATTGTACGTGCTGCGGTGGTTAAAACACCTTGTGTTAAGCCCTGAAATGTGATAAGTGAATTTATACCAGTCATTGGTGCTAATACACCATCTACATAATACTCATCTACTTCTGTACCAAATTTATTAGTAGTAAATGTAACTCTATTGTTAGCTATCCACTCAAATCGGGATGGTCTTAAATCATCTGCATATAATTCTGTTACTCGCCAATATGCAACACCATAAAATAAAAGACTATCGACAGTCCATGATATGGTGACGGATCTTGGTTGCCGATAGTCTGGTTGATCTATCCAAAGAGGGTTCCCCAACTCCTCACCATTTGACTTTTTGTAAAGCTTCAATGGCAAGTATGAAACTACACCAGCTATAAGATTTCTGCAACGTGAAACGGCAGGTACTTGCATAGCAAAATTTCTATCTAATCCACCTGGGAAATTACCAACACCAGTTGTAAATGAACCATAACCATAGGCTGTGTCCATAATGGCAGGGGCGTATTGCGCTTGGACAGTTTCAGTTTTTTTGGTTATACCCAAAGCAGACAATAGACCCATATGTATACTTTATACCATAAAATGGACTATTGGTGCAAGTTACACAAAGATTTGCGCAGTTTGTTGCGGTCTAGTTAATTGGCTTACGACCATAGCAAGGCTGATAGCAGCTGTAACATCGCCAGCCGATTTTCTACGTATTATGCGCCAGCCAGCATCATTAGTCTTAGCTGCACAGTTATTAAGGTGCTGTACTAAGTCCGCTTGCCCACTATGTACTAATCTAACATTAGCCAGAGCATCTGATAAGTCTGAACAGGCCTGGTAGAAAGCCTGGCCACTGCAATCTTCAATACGCCAACCACTTTGTTCTAATTTTGTGGCTAAAGTCTGTGTTGCGTACTTGTCAAATAGTATTTTGTGTGGATGATACTTCTTAGCCCACTCATTTATATCACTAGCCATCTTAACTTCGTCTACAGCTACCTCACTTTGCCATAACTGGGCTAGACCTACTGCTATCTTGCCATCTTTTAATTGACCCATAACTAGAGCGCCTGATCTTCTAGTAGGTGCAATATCAAAAGCCATTATAGTCATTGGCCCGACAGGGATCTCTAGTGTGTTATCACTACACGCCTCAATAGATCCATATACCCATGGGCTTACAGCGCTATCTATCCACTGGCAAAGCATTTCAGTTCTTGTAGCTTCTACGCTATTTGTATTGACTGATTCTTCTAAGGTTTCTTCGGATATTAAATGCCCTAATGCTGGATTCGCTAATGCCCAAGCTTTACGATCATGTATCTTGCAGTGCTGTGGTGCTGACCATTCGTAATAACCTAAACTATCTGGTGGGTATGATAAACAGCGCTCTTTAAGATCATTAAGCACAGTACTAAATCCATCACCAGCATTACTTGTCATTAAGGTCATCGAATTAGGCCTAGCACGTGTAACAGGTAGTGCAGCTGTAAAGGCTTCCTCTGTCCACTCACGTAATTCATCTATGTATAGAAAGTCGGCAGTCTTACCACGTGGTGCATCTCGTGTTGCAGCGGCTATCTCATACCTAGCGCCATTAAGTAAGCTTATAGATTCTTGACCATTAGCCAGGCGTATCTGCCTTACCTGGTCTTTTAGAAATTGATTATCTTCTATCGTGTAACTGACTTGTCTAAATGTATCTAATGCCATATTGCGATTAGATGACATGCCTAGCACATTCTTAGAGCCCCATAAGAATAGATGGCTCAATATAAGCATGCGTGCTAAATGGGTCTTACCATTTTGACGTGCTACCAGTATTAAAGCTGTCTTTTTACGCCAGTTATCCTCATCATCTACACATAACAAATCATCTAGTACAAATCTTTGCCAGGGTATTAAAGGTAGACCGATCTTCTCAGCTAGATCGGCCACCTCGTCCGCTTTGCTTTTACCTTTTAGTAAAGGCGTGTGAACTCTAGGCTCTGTGCTACCAATTAGCCCGACCCCTCGTTTGATCGGGATTATTTCTGCATCATTCTGCATCGAAGTTTAATGTTTCTGGTTTATTAAAAGGTGAATCTGGAACGATCTGGACTGTCTTGGAGAGAGAAGGTTTGGAAAAGACAGGGGGGGTCGCCGTGCTATTAAAAAAACGACCACCTTTAGCGCTATTACATGACTTACACATGCTTTGTAGGTTGTCTGGACTCCACATGTCCCCACCCTTAACTCTAGGTATGATGTGATCCACTGTATGAGCTGGCCTGTTGCACACCACACACACCCAGCCATCACGATCGAGTATCTGTATGCGTAGCTTCTGCCACTTGCCACTACCTATAGCTCTTTTACTCAATGCCATCCTTTAGTCTTGAAATGATTTAATGCTTTACACATAGAACCATATCTATTTAGATTGTACTTGATACCCCAGTCTACTTGCTTAAAGCCATCTACCTTAGCCAAGTACTTAGACCTGCCTTGTGGTATGCCATAGTGTGAGCCGTTGCGAGCGCTTGGATTCCACCTACTCTCATGATGATATAACTCATCTAAGCAATAGAACTCTGTGAATGAATGATGTAGTTTAATAAATGCATATTGTTTGTAGTGTGTAGCTCTTGGTACTGCATGAGATTCATCTACTAATAAAAGCGATGCAAGTAAAACGCATAGAGCCGACCCAAATAGCCAGCACCTTCCGAGCCAGCCTCTGGGCGGCTCAGCCTTTCGCTTTAAGAGCGAATGCTGTTTTGAGCCTACCATAGATCACCTAATCCTTTCAAACATAATAGCCATATCATCTCACTATGTGGACAGTGATTTACCTCACAATAACAAACTTACAGCTCCAATGTATTTCATACTGATCGATCCAAGTACAATCATAACCAGCCTCACTCATGTAATAACTCCAATGCGTAATAAGCCTGTTGTGGCACAACTCCATTACCCAACATCTTTAACTGTTGCGCTCTAGATAGATCTAAATCTGTAACCCATCCATCTGGTAAGCCCATCATGTATTCGACAAACTTAGCGTTTAATTTACCATCGACCAATGTATTCGGCGAGGTTTGCATAGACATTTCACGTCGTGTAATAAATCTGCCCCCCAATTCCGACATTTGCCTGTCGTGTGACTGATATTGGTTGTCGGGGTTGCAATTAACCTCACAGCTACACCTGTGCTCGCACCTGGCTTGCCCAATGTCTTGCCCTCTTTGAAATCCTGTACTCTCTGTTGGTATTTCTCTATAGGCTCGTCGTGATTCCTGACATGCATTGCTGTTGGCGTAGGCAATAATGAATAATCTTGCTCTTTGGTGTGGCGCACCGACATCACTTGCTCGTATAATACGCCATTTAGCATCGTACCCATTTTGGGCAAGGTCGCCGAGAACTTCCTTAAATCCGAGGCTGAGATGTCCTCGCACGTTTTCCAAGATAACGTATTTTGGTCGTAACTTGCTAATTGCTTTAATAATGTATGGCCATAGGTGTCGCTCATCTTCTGTACCCTTTCGTTGCCCTGCATGACTAAACGGCTGGCAAGGATAACCAGCTGTTAATATATCTATTGGCTCAACTTCATCCCAGTTAATAGTTTTAATATCATTTAAGTTAGGTTTATTAAATCTTGCTTCAATTACTTTAGATGCATATTTGTCATTTTCAGCACACCAAATCATTTCAGCATTAAAGTATGCTTCTACTGCTAAATCTAATCCACCATAACCTGTGCAAAGAGATCCTACCTTCAAGGCTTACTACCCCATCCCGTACCTTTTAAGATTATCCCAGGTGCTGAATACATACGTGCCATATCTAGCCCACATTTAGGGCAAAGCATCCCGCCGTCATCCTCTTTGTAAGTCCTATGGACTGACCCATAAGTACCACACTCATTACAGCTATATTCATACGTTGGCATCATATTCTCCAATCAATAGGCAAGTGTGGCAAGGCAGTGTGTCAAACTGCCAAGCCCCACAGCTATTACATCTGCTAACCTTGCTGTCTTTAGGTGCATCTTTCTGCTCAGCTATGTTCTTGACACCAACACAGCCACAGTCCATGCACTGATACATCTTGAACCCATCTGGCATATCTGCCTGGTCAAGCCATAAGAACTCAGTGCTACGACTACACCCATTACATTTGAATTTAGTCACGAGCTATCAATTCGTGGCATCGAAAGCATGTGCCATCTTTGAAAACCCTATCATCGCCACACATTTCGCATGTGATAACAGACTTGACTAAATGCACACCACTATCATCTATTTCGACAGTAACTCCACTGCCGTTGATAAATGCGATGTATCCCATGGTTACTCCTTATCCTTAAAGTACCAAGCGCCTGTGCTGGTCTGAGATGCCCATTTCGCATGCTCTTTGATATTGCCTAGGCATACATAACCATAAAATGGCTTCTTAGTAGTTTTGCTGATACCTTGCCTAAGTGTCATGCCTTGACTACAGCAATCAACAGGTGGCTTAGGTGTATCTGGCACAGCTGCAACCCAATCGGTAGTGGTCCACTGCACTGGATCTTCTAGCTTGTTTTCGACTGTAAAGGTTTCTGACTTGCTATTTACCGCAGCCATCTCTTCTCTACTAGGTCGCTTTCCTTTAGCTGAGAAACCTGCATTCGCAAGCGCTCGACCAATCGCACTTGTTTCCGCATTAGGTAGAGCGAAATTTGCATTAACGCCCCTATCAGAAATAGTTTCAAGCGCAAGCCCAGTAGAGCACGGCTTGGAATCTGCCTCTGTTTTGAATAACTTGCAAAGTACAATGAATCGAGTGTTTGAGGCCTCGATAATCTCTGTTTCCAATCTTCCATCTGGGAACTCCTTCCACCACTTATGTAGTCTTTCATCAACTGGTTCATATAAACTTAAATCGAAAGCCATTACTCCTGCCAATCTAGTGCGCTGTCTTGCATCGCCTCATGACATGTTTTGGCAATAGCAATATACGCAACTGCGTCTTTGTAATGATCCGAAATTTCTGGGGATTCAACACTGCGGCTGATCTTGACGAGTGACATGGCCATAGCCACTTGGTTTGCTGTGATCGGAAAATGAAAATAAGCAGACCATAATTC